CTTGTTTTCGGTTGTAGGTACATAAAGCTCTTGTTCAGAAGTAAAGATAGCTAAATGTCTAAAAGAAGATAGCGACTTGATTTCAGATACTTGGTTTTCTGCAATCTGAATCTGAATAGATTCGTCATCCAATCCAGTACCGACATCAAAATTAAAATACTCACCAGTCTTCGACATAAACAAATGATTAGGCAAATCCCTAGAACCACCGAATATCAAACGCTGGTCGTGGAACATTACGCTTCTTGCGTAACCGTGGCGTGATGAGAATACCTGTTCTTTCCAAGTATCTCTTGCATTTGTATTTGCTGGTGCTGTGTCAAAATGTCCAGTAATAACAGTTCCAGATACATAGGCCGTAATTTCAATATGATGAACAGTCCCTGCTGAGTCTGTAAACTCAAGCTCTTCACCTACCCAAGTGGCATCAAATATAGATGTACTAGCTGTTATGTTCTGACTGCCAGTGTTAGAATTTTGTGGTTGTAATGTAACTGCTGGGTCAACAAACCTGTAAAAAGGCTGGTGAACAAATCCATCATGTGTATCAAAAGCAAAGTCAGCTAAAGCAAAAGTGGAAGCAGATGTTCTTGTAAGCTTCTGCATTAGCATATCTGGATGCACAATAATCATTGTGTCCCCAGATTGAGCAACCCTTAACCCACCTATCTCGCTTGTAGTCCAAGGACAAGATGTAATTGTGTCAGCTATATTTGTTGGGTCTGATACATCAACAACATCTAACTGACCATTGGAAAACAAAAGAATATAAGCTTCATCTTCGTCATAGACATAAGATTCAGTTTGATAGGGAATGTCTGAGAGTTCTTGAAGATAACGAAATCCACCTCTGCGTCTAATGCCGCCTTGAGATAGAATACGAAAGTTCTTAAGGCTTTTTACGCCATTCTTATATGCGTTTGAATCAACCCTTGAGGACAGTAAGGGTGTAATCTCCCCTGCTGTAAAGTTGGTGTAAAACTGACGAAGAAGTGCCATTCATTATGTGCCTTCTATTTGCTGATATGCACCAAGCCTTGCTCGGCTGTAACGATTTAAGCGAATGCCTTGTGTTGTTACTTGCTGTGAGTCTCTAGCTTTTGCTTTTCTAAACTGCTCTTCTGCTAGTCTTGTGTATGAATTAGCAATATCGCCTTTTCTGGTCACAGACAAAGCCAAAACAGATGCAAGTCTAAAAATAACCCACATAGTAAATGCAGGAGGCCAATACTGAGTATCAGGCCTAAAGATATAATTAAGTATAACATCATCAGCTACTTCAGCATTGATATACACATAACGCTCATAAATGTCGTATGGCTGAGGTACATCGTCAATCGTGACGGTAAGCACCTGAACCACTGCCGGACTTGTTGGCAAATTATATGCGGCACTCCATCTATCTAATGGAGCAGCAGTCAATCTAGCCATTTGAAACTGACCAGTAGCAAAGTTCCAGTTATGCTGTGCAAGACAGTCAGTAACTACATCCTCGTATATTGTGTTAGCAACAAGAGCTTCATCAGTAGAGTCTGTAAATGAAGTCAAAGGCTCTAGTCCTATTAAGACCATAGCCTTCTGTGCAACTTCAATATCAGTGGATGGAGTAGTCGGCATTACTTACCGTATCCTTTACCCATTGTCTTTGTTGATTTGCCCTGTTTTAAGCACTTGCCTGCGGCTCTGCACTTTCCTGGATATGGACATGATTTACAAGGTGTCATTTTTTGCCTCCTGTAAATGGAGGACCAGCTTCAGGACCTCTCATCTTTTTTAACTTTCTTCTAATACCGCCTAAAGCTAATAAACCACCACCAGCTAAAGCGTGAGAACCGTAATTAATAATGTCTTGGGCATGAGGACCTACAGACATAATAATATCACTTACAGCACCTGTTTTTTGCACATTACTTTTTTTAGGTGGTGTTTTATAAACTTTTCTCATTTTACACCTTTTCCTAAGGTTACGCCTTTACCAAAAGTTACTGTGCCACCACGGACTTTTTTCTCTTTTGGAGAAGGTGAAGGGGCAGATTTCTCTGCCGCCTTCTTTGTTGGTGCTTTAGCCATTAGCGACTATCTGTTGTCATGCTTACGATGTCGCCTGTATCGACTACACCGCCAGTATTTGAAACAACAGTAGCAATACCAAAGCCGTTTGAGGCATTGATAAAGATTACATCGCCAACATTGATTTCGCTAGACTTGTTATTGAAATAACCAGCCGCATCAATGGTGTTCAGAGCATCGGCAGTAGATTTGTAGTGCCAAATATGAAAGCCGTTGCCTGAATAGTTGACTAAGGTGAAGTCTGCATTTACGAGTGCCATTATAACCTCTCCTTATTTCTTCAGTTGCAGTTCAAAACATGCATCTGCATCAATCAGGGTAGCATTCATTTGCATCTTATTCAGAACAAAGTATGCGTCCTTATCGTTGTGATACTGCATGTTTGATGAAACATCTGCGCCAATTGCATGACCTACTGCTGAAGAGTGCCAAGCAAAACACTTGCGGTCTACGTTACCAGAACCAGCTTCATCTAGGCCTGAGAACGGAAACCATGTAAAGCCCAGCCACTGCTTTGCAGTGATTGAGTTAGCAAATGGCAAGTTTTCTGTACCGATGTACTCAGCACGAGAGAACTCATCAATGTCCATCAACTGTGACCAGTTTTCCCAACCAACAACACAGTAACGCTGACCATCATCAGGAACATCGTTGTTACCGAATGCTTCCATCAGGCTGAATGCCCATGGCAGTGTAATACCGTTAGTTGTTTCGTTAAGGGTATTGGTTGTTGTGTCCATTGCGGCCAGAATCAGCTCATCTGTCTTACGGCCTAGTGCATAAGCACCTGACTGCTGTGCGACAAGCATTTCATCATGGTTAATACGCAGTTGGTCTAAATCATCCACCCACTCACCAGCAAAGTAATCTTCAAGAGTTACTGAGACGTTTGTGTGGTCGAGATTCATTGGTGCTACGTTACCATGGCGAGCCTTGGTTGTAGCGAAACCTTTACCGATTTTTTGGAAGGTGGTCTTATTCTTTACACCGTTAGCTGTACGAATAGTACCACGCAACTTAGAGCCTTGACGCTGGTACGCCATGTGGACGCCAGATTCAAACTCCTCGATAAAGGAGGTATCAATAGTTGGTGTTGCCATAACACCCTCCTTTTACAAGTTACAATTAAGTTTTGTTCTGTCTGGTTATCTATCTACTTGGGGTCGTTGCCGATTATCCCTTGCGTCAAGGCCTTCTAGTACAATTACATTTTCACATAAGACAAAATTAGAAAATTCACATTATCCATTCTGTCTCGCTAATTGAGCAAAACCAGCCCTTACCTTAGAGATAAATGCAGGGTCTTTCTCTTTCCAATAGCGTGGGTCGTTTTGCATGGACATTAAGTCCTCACGACTAATACGCTCTTGAAACTCTGTGTCTGAAGTCATGTTAAACTGAGGCTGACCATTCAGTTCCATCAATTCTTCAAACAGTTGAACCATACCAGCAGATGCTGGGACATTGGCAAATACATTATAGGCTTCAGCACTTAGATTGTTATGCGCCCACCCATCTACACGTTCTAAACGCTTTTCAGCATATTCGCCTAATGCTTCTGATTCTTGATTCCAATCAGGACCTCTCATGGCATCAATTTGAATATATTCATTCATTAAGCCATTAAATTCATCCTGAGATAAACCATAGTTATGTGCAGTAGTTCTAAACCAATCTACCATTGGGTCATCATCAGCTACGCTGTATTCAATGCCTTCTGGTGCTTCAAACTGCAATTCATAATCAGCAGGGCTGATAGGTGCATTGCTTGAGGCTTCTTGGTTTAGCTCTTCTACGATTTGGTTTCGTAATTCTTCTTTGCGTGTGTAAAACGCTCTTTCCAGTTCGCCATAGCTATTCGCAAGCTCTTCTGGCCTGTCAAACTTCTCTGGAAGCCAATCAGGTCTTTCTTGAGTAGTTTCCTGAGGTTGCTCCGACCCTCCGGCCTGAACCTCGCTGGTTTCTACTTGTGCTTCTACTTCTTCACTCATTTAGCAATCCCACTTCCTTAGTGCTTTGTTAATACGGCTGTTAGGGTCATTAGCCGTCTTTGAGCTTGTAAGCTTCTTTTTCATACCCATCATCCGCTTACAAAAACTTCTACGTCTAGCGGCTGCTTTTGGAGAGCGTTTAGCTTCCTTTGCAGATACAGGACGTTTTAACTTACCGCCTTTATACGAAGCCCTACCCTTGGCGTTCAATCCGCCTTCAGGGTTTTTACCTTCTTTACGTTGCCAAGCTGGTGATTTAGCCATTACGTCCTCGCATAGGTAGGTGTCTTTCCACCACCACTAGGATTGGTGGCACGTTTACGTCTAACTGCCGCAGTTTTCTGAGATTTACTCATAGAACTTGCTTTAGCTTGTGGAACACATTTTGGATAGCTACGACCATCACCCATCTTACGTCCACAAGGGGGATGTTTACCATCTTTCTTTGTGGATATGTCCACCCATTTCTCATCAAACCATTTGGTGAGGCTCATTTGTATTTACCCCCCATTTTCTTATACTGTTGCACCAGTTGCCCAGACGCATAAGCAGAAGGCCATTTCTTGACCCTCTTCTTAACAATAGCTTTTGCTCTTGCATATAACGCTGGATTTGCTGGTTTAGCCATCAGACTGCTTTCTCCCCATTTCACATCTAGCCTTCATAATGGCTACAATCCATCTAGCACCTTCTGCATGGGCTAGAGTTTCGATTCCAGTCCCTGCAGGATATACGTTATTCGTTGTGAGCGAGTCCAAGTAATGTATAAAATCTTTTCCAATACCACCGCCAAACAGACCATAGGCTTTACTATTAAGGTCTTTATCAACTTCTTTGCTGTATCCTCGACCATCAACTGAGACATTTATCTTTTCCTTCATCCTTGAGGCATCCCTTGTTGAGCTTGCATTAGCTGTTGCATTGTTTGAACATTCTCTTGTACTTGGCTTGCTTCAGCTAAAAGCTCCTCTTGAACACCGAACTTAGCGGCAAGATACTTAATCACAGCTTCTTGGTTGTACAGCATTGGAGTTATTTCAGGTCCGAAGGTAGAAGCGACTGTCTGTTGGAAGCGGACAAAATCAGACACGTCTTGCTGGTCTTGCGCCCTGAGGAGAGGAGAAACAGGGACAATACGCAATTCCCTGCCATCTACCTTCGGTATGTCTAACAGCCCTTGTTTCTTGTAGATGTACACAACACGTTCTACTAACGGCTGTAAAAACTCTTTCTGCATACGACCAGCTACAGCACCCATGTCTCTAGCCACATCAGCTAGTCTTTCAGATACTTCTGTGGCAGAAAGTGGTGTTCTTGCATTCGGTCTGGTATCCAACTCATCAATAAACAAAGCTTTGCGTACATTTCTACGCATATCGTCTAAAACAAGCTGTGCTACGTCAAATCTACCAGCACTTTGTAATGGTGATATTGTTGACCCAGGACTTCTAGGAATAAAAGTTCCGGGCTGTATCGTGATGTTATCAGGATTAAATACACCATCATCATCGTATATATAACTACCAGCAATAGCCATTTCAGCATTTTCTAAAATCAACTGTACTGTTAAGTTTAATGTTTTGATTGCTGGCATAGCTTGAAGAACAGGACCTCTACCCCACACTTCAAAGCCAGACTTAGACCAGCGTGTAGTAATCCAAGGAATAGACCCACGACCTTTAAACGTATCCTTGATAAGAATTTCGTTATCTGTCTCAGATATTAGGTAGTAGGTGTATTCATCTTTAAATCTGTTTGTCTCGTCATAGATAGTGGCTTCGACAATCTTAGTCTTACGAGTAGGATTGCGCTTTTGCTCAGACATCATCTTTTCTGAGTATTTAGCCTTAGGATACCGATGCTTTACTTCGGTAATATCCATATTGCTGTTCCATCTGAACCAATCAGAGACACCATCCATTCGACCGGGTAGCAAAGCCAAATTGGTTGGGGGTACAGATGAAAAGTGTAAATCCCCTTGGAAACGACCCTCTTCTACAAGAAGGTTCATAGTTCCAATACCTAAATCCTGAAGACCCTCATGCATTTCTGCATTGAAGTTAGAATTACGCAAACCTTCGTGAATAAGGTCTGTAATTCTATCCAACTCTTCATTTAATGACTTGCTTCTTAATTCGTCTGGAAACTCAGGACCGGGGGCGAGTCTAAATGCACGACCATTAGGAGGAAAAAACCCAAGTTGTAAGCGAGAAGCAAACTTAGGAAGACCAACAACAGCAGTTTCGTCATAGATATTCTCTGTTCTACGATTTGCACTGCTTTCCTGAAAGAAGCTCTCACGATGAGGAATAACGTAATCATAGATTTCCTCCCACAAATCTGTCCAAGAGTTCCAACGACCCTTGGCCTTTTTGTATCTGTCCATGACACGTTTTAGCTCTTGCTTTGCGTCACCACCAGAAACGGTTGGATTTCCGTCACCTTGTCCTGCACCGTACATGTTAGCTCCTTAAGTTCTGATAGAACCGCTTGTTTGAGGTGGTGTTTGACCCATTTGCTTTCTTCTAAAGCCTGTAAACCCTTCAACATTCTCTTCTTGAAGAGAACGCTGACCAGCAAGATTTTGCCTTCTGACCATATCTTGCCTTTCGGCTCTTGCCTTATCCTCAGCTTCTACTCTAGCTAAACGCTCTTTTTCAGCTTTCTCTGCTGCAATCTGCTCTTCGCTTTTGCCCGGCATTTTAGGTTTGCTAAATATGCTACCCATCTGAAACTCCTTTTTCATCAAACATGAGTACACCTCCATTTTTAAGCAATTCACAATAGAGCTGATAAGGTGTTAATACCCAAAACTTATTTAAGCCAACTATATGTTTAATGAATGAAACGCAATACATTAATCTTGGTAGATATACTGGACTATCCTTTACTTCTACTTCTACACACGTCCAATAGTTCATCATATTTGCCCAAAGCAAGTCAGCATCATCATCTTTGTAGTTCTGAAACCTAAACCCATGCGTACTAAACTCATACTTTGTCCATAAATCATGTTCTGTATCAAATTTAATAGCAAAAACGTGGCTAAAGCCTTTTCTGTGCTTAGTAAAATGCTTCCACATTCCTATATT